CAGAAGCGCCTGCTTTACGTAGTGAGTTTGCTACAAAGCCATGCATGTCTAAATCTTCCCATAATTCTTTATAATCCATAGCTTTAGATGGACGATTAGGAACTGATGGGGCTAATTTACCACCAAATGTTTTGATATAGTCTTTAGCTATTTTATTACCGTCTTGCTTTTTAGCAAAAGCGTATTTTGTAGCTACACCTTCACCATTACCTGGAGTAACAGAAGCACCTGTGCCTGTTGTAGACATTTCTTGTTTTAACTTAGCAGTTAATTTTTCTTTTAATGATTTCTTATCCATTTATTTTCTTGATTTCTTCAGCTAATTGTTGATATTGAAGTAATGTAACTAAATGATCATCTTTTACAGACGACTTGTTAGAAATCGGTTTAATTAAACTTATAACTTCGTTTAATTTGATTTGAGTTGTTTTATCATCAACTTGTTTAACTAAAACTGTTAGTTCAGTTTTAACCTTATTAAGGTTTTCATTGATGTAAACTTTAAGATGTTCAGGATTAGAAATATTATTAATAAATTCCTTTAATACTGATTTTTGACGAGTACTTAAGTTAGAATATTTAGAATTAAATTTCTCAATTAACATTTTATATGCTAAAAGGCGAACATTTTTATCTTCTTTAGCTAATTCTTGACTAACTTCTGTTTCAACATTCTCAACTAATGTTTTCTTAGTGATATGTTCCATTAAAGTAAGCTTGTTAAGTACCACTTGTTTTGGCTCAACAAACTTATTTTCCATAGCTACTTCAAATAATGTATAAGCAGCGGCTAATGCCTTGTAGTTATTTACAGTTGACTTAAAGAAACTTTCAAGATTGTAATGTTTTTTAACTTCTTTAATTAAGTTATACTTTTCTTTAAGTAATGTCTCTTTGTTTAATTTTTTAGCTAAATCAATAGTAGTATTAATTAAAGCCTCAGCTTTACCTTCACTTAAGCGTGGAGCTGTAAGGATTGTATGGTAAAGTTTGTGTTCTTTAGCAATTTCACTATTATGAAAAAATTTTTTTACTATTTTTACCGCTTTAGAATCGGTATTAGCTAACGTATCAGATGCAATTTGACGCACTAATAGCTCAAATAATACACCTGTGTTACGAAATTTGTTATGTTTAATACGCATAGTCTAGTATAATGATACTACTTATAAATATGTAGTTTATTTAATTTCTTCACGGATATTATTCTCATCTAACATACCGTTTTCAAATAAAGTTGTTTTACGAGTTACTGGAATGTTAGCGAACATTTTCTTGTTTTTAAGATATGTCTCTAGTGCTAAAGGTGAGCCACCTTTCCATTGAGTTTTTGCTAAAGTATCTTCTTGATCTTCACCAGCCGCACTATATGTTTTAGCGCCTATGCGATCTTTACCAAACGCGTTATCTTGACGATTGATATTTGAATTTGATGTTTTAGGACGACCTACTAAATGTACAGGTTCGTTTGGATTCTTTTCATCATATCCTGTTGGTACATCTTGATCACCTCTACCCTTACCATAAGCTGTTGCTAATTGTGATGGTGTACCATACACTTGGCCAGATTCATTAGGATCGTTACCCTCTTCTTCAATTTGAGCTAATCTAAACTTACGTTTCTTATCTTCAACAAGTAAATCACGATATTCATCATATTGATCTTCACTAAAGTGGAATAAGTTATCATAAATCCAATCAGTTGGTAATAAATTATTTTCCATGATTTGAGCAGCTAAGTCAACTTTTTCTTTCATTAAGTTAACACGTTCTTGATCGTAAATGATAGAAGGTGTAGTTAATGATAAGTCGAAATTAGTTAATGCTTCGCCGTCATATCCTTGGCTATATAAATGTACTAATGCAATTTTAGTTAATTCTGATAATAATATTCTTTGAATACGTTCTACTGTACGAGCAAATCTAATATCTTCAGCTGCTAATGTAGCTTTACCAGTTAAGTCTTTTTCATAACCCATAAATGCTTTAGGAATCTTAAGAGCGGCAAATAATTTGTCTCTTAAGTAAGCTACGTCATCAATACCTGTATAATCCATACCTTTTGCTGTATCAATACGAGTTGATTGGTCATTTCCTCTTACAGGTATGTAAAAGTCTTCCATCATGTTCATCATATTGTACTTTAAGTTATATTGGCCTGTTTGTGGGTCAACATAAGGTACTTTTTTAAGTTTTTGAACTGTTTTCTGCATAAATCCTTCTACTTCATTAGGAGGAATAGCACCTACGTTCATATAGAAAATACGTTTTTCAGGAGCGCGAACAATTCTATGAATTAACATCGCGTCTTCCATCAATACCATTTGTTTAAATATCTTACGACCTGGTTCTAAGTAACTTCTACCATAAGGTAAATAGTTAACGTCACTTATTAATCTAAAGTGAGCCATTTCGTAGTTTTCAAAATAGATATCTGATGTAGCAGTACCTAAAGCGTATTGTGTTTGTGGAGTAGTGATACCAGATACGCTTGTTGGGTCGTATTTAAATCTTACATAAGTAGGATTTTTAGGATCGGTACCTTCTTCACGTATAATTGAATAAGCTGAGAATGGTATCACATTATACACACCAAATTTTTCAGCAATTTCTAATTTTAAATAAAAATCACCATACTTACACATATTACGAGCCCAACTCCATAAGTTGAATTCGATGTTTAACACATCATAGAATAAATTGTAAAGTATCTTTTGAATATTTTCGTCACTAGAACGAATATGGAGCATTTCATTATGCTCATTTTTTAAAGTACACTCATCAGCTATAATATCTAATGCAGATGCTACAATAGCGTCTGTATCCATTGATTCATAGTCTGTATAAAGTTGTACTCTTAATGTTTGATAGTTATAAACGTTATTAACGTTATAAATTCCCGCACCTGATGTAGTGTAGATTTTAGTAAATCTATCTACTAATGCGTTAGTTTGTAAAGTACCTAACGATTGTATACGATCTGTATCTATTACTCTTAATTCATCACCTCCTACGTTACGAATAACGACATCTGAGGAGAATAATCGTTTAAGATTGTCAAATAATCCCATAATTGTTTGTATATGTTATAAATATTTGTTTATACCAACCAGCTAATATCTTCCATCTGTCCTGTACCATTATCCATTTGCCATGGATTGGAATTTTGAGGACTATGTGGAGCGTATGTGCTACCTGGCCCGGTATTATACGAAATTCTTCCTATGCCTCCAAGTGAGGCACGAGTTAAATCTATACCTGTTTGAGAAAATTTTAAAGCGGTATCACGTAAAAACATACCAATACCAAATGCCATTACAAGGTCGTCATTATACCCGTCATTAGCTTGAGCTTTACCATTTTTCCAAACAAATGTTCTTAATTCTTCTAATGTTCGACGTGATTGTATAATACAAGCTCTATCTCGCATATATGCTTCTAGTTTTGAGACAACAAGCGGTCTAGTTTTAGTTGAGTTAGTAAAACCAGGTACTAAGTTACTATCATTTCTACTTAGGAAGTTATCCATTGTAATGTTTGCTGTATCTGATTTAGATGAGTAATAAACGTTTTGATATCCTCTATCTAATACTGTTTGTATTGTATCCCAACCTATATTAGCGTTTTCTATTACTAATAAGGCGTTATTCCATTCGGTAGCTATAGATACTAATAAATGTCCGTAGTCTCTAGTACCTAATTGTCCTTTATATTCTTCTACTTGTTTAGCATTTTCAATATCAATAACATGGCACGCGGAATAGTCTTTACCATCACCACGAGCGACGTCAGCTACTACAATATAATTTTTAGAGTAGTCAGGATATTCCCAACGCCATAAGTTACCATCAAATCCTCCTTTAGCTATTGGATCGGCTTGATATGTTTGAATATAAAAATTTAAAATGTCTGGTTCTACTACTGTATCACCTGAAGTTGTAAAGTCACAGTCACATTCTTGAGCAGCATTTCTAGCTCCTAAAATAGCATCTTGTTCATCTCTCCATTTTTGATTTCTTTCTGGGTGTACAGTCCAAGGTAATTTAATAGATGTAAATCCATTTTTACCTTCTTCACCTCCAATAAATGTTCTATGAAACCAATTACCTGTTCCAAATGGAGTTGATATAGCTATACATTGTCCTCCTGTAGCTAAGGTTTGTTGAGCAGAAGCAAATATCTCATCTATACCTTCAATAAATGCAGCCTCATCTAGTAACAGCAATGATACGGCTTCAGATCTACCTGCATCACCTGTAGCACCTACTGCTTTAATTTGAGAACCATTTGCTAATTTAAGACTTAATTTATTATCCTCTACTGCTTTTAATTTAAGCCATGATGGTAACGCTTCATAAGCAAAACGTACTTTAGTAACCATGTTCTTAGCAGTTTCCTGCTTAGTAGCGATACAAAGAATGTTTTTATCTTTTTGAAATAACATCAACCATAATGAATACGCTGATGATAAGGTAGAGATACCTAATTGTCTTGATTTATTTACAATACTATACCTATTCTTTTTAAATTGATTTAGTACTCCTTCTTGGAAGGGATATAAATTAAATTGAATACGGCCACGTTGTGGGTGTTGAATCCAATAATATTTCTTCATAAAATAAACAGGGTCAGTAGCACACTTAATATACTCCTGTTTAATTATATCTTTAATGTTTTGTTGTTCACTCATCAATATTATATTTAGTTCTTAAATATCTCGATAGCAAGATATAGGATAACCAGAAACAGCCTGAAATAGAGTAGAAAACGACGTCTGCTGTCCAATAAGAACCACTTAAATCCATTATCAATTTGAATAGTGCGTCGTAACCAAACGGAAGAAAAAACATTGCTAACATCAAAGATAAGTCCTTGAACATCATTAAACGCTTCTTTTTGTCTTGTCGTATGTGTTTTATTTTTTTTACTATCACCGTCCATATATGGTTAAATTCATTAACAATGCGTAACTGGTTGTATATAAATATATAAGAAGAAAGAATCTCAGCCTTACGGGGCTGAGACTCTAGACCTATAATACTGAGACTATAGGGGGGAAATTGACTTAAGGCAGATCTTACGGTATGCGGTTAAGTACTATTATTTTGCTATCATTAAATAAACTAAACCACCAGCTATTAATCCAGCTCCGATTTTAGTAAATTTATTTTTAGTTTTTAACTTAGCGTTTTCTAATTGTAAACTATTATATTGAAACTTCCAATCTTTAATTTGTGTATTTTGGTTATTAACAATATTTTTATATGTTGTTTCTTTAGAAATATATTTGTTAATAACACTATCTTTAAGTGATACTCTTGTTTCTAAAGTAGCGATTGAACTATCTTTTAATACTAAAATTTGTTTATCACCATCTAATTCAACTAAATCTTTAGCTGCTGAACTTAATACTGGTGCTGCTATCACAATAGGTTCTGTCACAGTATCTTTTGGGTAGCGGTTATAATAAAAACCTACAAGTTCTGAAGTGTTATACTTTTCTATTTCATTCCACTTTTCACTAATAAGTTCTTTTACTTTTACTACTTTTGCTTTTTGATGATCTACTTTGTATTGTAAATCATTATCAACTTGATTTAATGAGTCAATAGCTTTATCTTCTTTAACTATTACTAACTGCATTGAATCAACTGCTTTAACTAAGCTGTCTTGTTTTGCTTTGAATTCTTTTGTTAATCCGATGTTAGTTACTTTATCAAAAGCAAACCATAACACGATTAAAAGTAAAATTACTGGTAAAATGTATTTTTTCATAAAATTTAAATTTCGTCTTCGCCGTCTAATTCGATTGGTTCATCATCAATTCCTAAAGCTTTTAATTCATCATCATCACTCTTTTTCTTTTTACCTGCTACTGTAGGCATTGTTGGTTCATCTAATGCTTTAAGAAGTTGTTTTAAAACACCTTTAGTATTTGTAGGTGTAAATTTATATTTGTCAAGATCATTTAATACTTTAACGTATGCTACATGATCTTCTGATTTTAATGCTTTAAGAGCGTCTACAAGTTGACTAATTAATTCAGGTAACGCTTCTTTAGCTGTTTCTTTTGATTTAAGATTAGCTGCTTTTAAATCTGCACTTGACATTCCTCCATCTTCAGCTTCTTTAACTACACGACCTGTTTTCATAGTTGATGTAGCATATTTTCTAATAATCTTATCAATTAATCCTGAGTAACTGTTAAAGAAATCTCCTACTTTAGAGTTTAATGGAGTACCTTTTGGTAATTTTAATTTAGCTAAATCTTTTTCTGATGGGCCTTCTTCATCATCTTTACCCATTGCTTTTCTACCTTTAAGTTTTGATTTACCTACAAACATATCCTCAGCATCACCATAATCACCAAAGAATCCACCTTCTTCTTCATCATTAGATGTAGATGTAGGTTTAACAGTTGTTGCTTGTAATAATTGAGTACGAATATCAGGAGTGAAAGACCAATTAACACCAGGTGCTGAATTTTTCTCGATATCACTCTTTAATAATTCAACATCAAATGGTTTAATACCTTGTTCTTTAGCTTGAGCTATAAAGTAGTTAATAACTTGTTGTTTTCTATCTGTCTTGTATCCTGATGGATTTTTAATTCTGTCTTTAATTTCTGGAAAGTCAGGATTTAATTTATATTTTTCTTTAGCAATACGTGCCATTTCCTTTACAGGAACTTTAATGTTAAGTTTTGCTTCAGTTATAAACTTTTTGTAGTCAAAATCTGCCATGTTTGTGTTGTTATGTTAATAAATATTTTATTTTAAAGCGTCTAATACAGTTTTTACACGATCTTTAGTTGGACCATGTAATATTACTAATTTTTTAGGTGGAAATAATGCTAATAAACGTAATATTTCTTGATTGATATCAGCTCTATATTCAAGATTTGTTTCTCTTACACCATTATCTTCCATTTCTACACCAACTGGTTCAATATAGAATACAATATCATATTGTTCTCTTAATGTCATTGCTGCATTTACAAACTGAGATTTGTCATGTGTACCAATAGATTTAGCTAACATTGTAAATGAACATACATCCCATATTGTTCTGTCTGTCAATATATTTTCATGTAATAATTCACTAGCACGTTCAGCTAAAAATACAAATTGACCATTAATAGTCGAATCAGTATTTAATGGAATACCTAAATCACGTAAGTATTTACTACGTTCAGTAGCAGTTTTATATTTTTTGAACTCACCAGTCTTAGCCAACGCTTTAACTAACGTTGTTTTACCAACTGACATTGTTCCGCATAATCCTATTTTCATGTATATAAATATTAATTAGAGACGTGTATCGTATTTTGGATCTTTAGCTGGTGGTACACCATTTGAATCACGTTTACGATCCATGAATTCATCTTTAGTATATTGATAACCAAATAACCAATATTCTTTTTTTCCATCGGGATGGACTACTGCTGGTTCCTCCCAATTGTGCAATTTACCGTCTAAATGGTAAACAATTTTACCATCAATTGTTTTCATTCGTTTTACTCCTGTATCTTTAGCCATATTATTTTATTTAATTAAATATAAGTTATTTATTTAGGTTAAATACCCGCGTTCATTAGAGAAATAATTGCTTCTTTTCTAATAATAGATTCAGCAACATAAATACCATGTGCACCTGATACTGTAATTCCACGAGCACTTAAAGCGTCTCCTACGAAGTGTACATTTGGATAAGTTGTTAATGATAAATTATGATAATTAACTAATGGTTCAGGACTTAAATACTTCACTTCAGGAATATACATTCCCCAATCGTCACCAAATTCAAATACACTATTCATATTATCAATGAAATTTAAAATATAATCCGCATATTCACCTAATGCATCTTTAAATTTATTTAAAACATTTCCATCACCTATACCTGCTTTAACACGTTCACC